TGGACTAGGCGCTTATTATCGAGTGCGTCCTTTAGATCCGTACAGGCTTGGTAGAACTGGGCTCCAGAGATGTCCTGCATGACTTGTCCGGCGTATTATCAAGCGAAAGAGCGCCGGAGATATTTCAGCTGCTATCGGTACAGCGATGGTCGTAACGACACTATTAAAACCTCAACAAAGCGCGGGAATCTTTACAGAGTAGTGTATAATTAACCCTCATGGGTATCTTTTCGCGTAAGCAGCCAACTGTCGTTGAAGCGCAGTACGCGCCTTCTGTCATGGGCGAGAATTTACCCGCACTCTATAACGCAATCATTCCGCGAGTCTCTCGTCACGATGCTATGAGCGTTCCTTCTGTAGCCCGTGCGCGTAACCTTATTTGCGGTACTGTAGCTTCTATCCCGCTTGAGTATTACAACAAGCGAACAGGTGAAGTAATTGCGTCTCCTCGCTGGGTTAATCAGCTAGCAAAGAACCAACCATCTTTTGTCACATTATCTTGGATTGTAGATAGCCTTCTCTTTTACGGAGTTTCATATCTCCTAGTTACAGAGCGATACGCAGAAGATGGACGCCCTTCAGCTTTCGAGTGGATTGCTAATACTCGCGTAACCTTTACGACAGACATCTACGGTCTGCATGTTACTCAGTATTACATCGACGCTAACCCTGTTGATATGAACGACATCGTTACTATTCAAGGATTCGATGAGGGCGTACTAGATCGTTCAGGTCGCACTATTCAGGCGGCTATAGACGTAGAGCGTGCAGCAGCTCAAAACTCTGCTAACCCTCAGCCCGCCGGATTCCTTAAAAACTCTGGCGCTGATCTTCCTGCAGCTGAGGTCTCTGGACTTCTTGCAGCGTGGAAACGTGCTCGCCAAAATAACTCTACAGCTTACCTTACTAGCACTCTTGATTATTCTCCGGTGTCATTCTCTCCTAAAGAAATGCTCTACAATGACGCCATACAAAACCTTAGCACTCAGGTCGCCCGCGCCATGAACGTCCCTGCCTACTACCTTTCAGCGGATCAAAATACGACGATGACCTACGCTAACGTTCAGGATGAGCGTAAGCAGTTCTTTGCTCTATCTATTGAGCCATACATTCAAGCGATACAGTCACGCCTCTCAATGGATGATATTTCGACTGCAGGGCATGAAGTACGTTTCGCAGTATTCGATACCTTCCTCAAGAACGATCCACTCGTTGAGATTCAGGTACTTGAGAAGCTTCTATCTCTAGGGCTTATCTCAACTGAGCAAGCTATGGAGATGACTGACTTGACTCCCAATGGACTAGAAGGAATGAGTTAAAATGGAAACCCTATACATTGAAGCCGCAACTATTGAGTGCTCAGAAGAGCGTCGCGAGATTTCAGGCAAGATTGTCCCAATGGGAACAGGTGAAGTCGGATCTACTAACCTCGGCGGCGTAGTCTTCGAGGCAGGTTCAATCGACATCGCAGACGTTTCTAAGATTAAATTACTTAGCCAGCATGACGTCAAGAAGCCAGTCGGTCGCATGATTGCAGCAGAGACACGCGCAGACGGCATCTACGCAACTTTCAAACTCTCCCGCTCAACAGGCGGAAACGATGCTCTTATTCAAGCGCAGGAGGGACTCGTTAGCGGTCTTTCAGTAGGTGCAGAGATCATCGCATCAAAGCCAAGCCGTGACGGTCACACAGTTGTCACAGCGGCTAAATTAAAAGAAGTTTCTCTTGTAACAGAACCGGCATTTAAGTCGGCGCAGGTGCTAGAGATTGCAGCGGAGGAAGTCCTTCCAGCTGCAGAACCAACAACAGAAAGCGAGCCACAAGTGGAAGAAACCACTCAGGTTGAAGCTCCAGCAGTTGAAGCAGCAGCAGTAGAAGCGGCTCGCCCAACAGTTGCAGCATCTCACTACGTCAAGGAGCGCACTGCTCCAATCACATCTGCTCAGTACCTTGAGGCATCTATTAAGGCTGCTATGGGCGATGATACAGCGCGTCGTACAGTTCTTGCAGCTGACGATTCAACATCTACAAACACAGGTCTCACGCTACCTCAGCACCTTAACGAGTTCGTAACTACTACATTCACAGGACGCCCAGCGTTCGATGCAGTAACTCGTAACGCTCTCCCAGATTCAGGAATGTCTTTCACAATTCCTAAGCTTGGTACAGCTCCAACAGTTGCAGACACAGATGAAGGCGCAGCACCATCTGAGACAGGCATGACTTCAACATACGACACAATCACAGTTAACAAGTTTGCTGGATTGAACCGTATCTCTTGGGAGCTCATTGACCGCTCATCTCCTGCATTTATGGATCTCCTCATGACTGAGCTTCGTAAGGCTTACGAGAAGTCAACAGACGCAGCACTTATCGCAGCGTTCACAGCTTCAGGTACACAGGCAACAGGCGTTGCAGCTACAGCTGCAGGTCTCCAGTCATTCATCGCAGTAGAAGGCGCAGCAGCTTACAAGAACACAGGTGGAGACTTTGCTAACAAGCTCATCGCCTCTACAGACCAGTGGGCGGCAATTGCCGGATACGCCGATACCACCGGACGTGCGCTTTATTCAGCACAGGGTGCAACATATAACGCTTCAGGCGTTGCAGTTGCTTCATCTGTTCGCGGTAACGTTCTCGGTACTGATCTCATCGTAGATCACAACATCGCTACATCAGGAATCGTTGACGAGTCAGCGTTCTTGGTAGCACCTGGCTCTGTTCAGGTTTGGGAATCCCCTACGACTCAGCTCCGTCTTCAGGTACTTTCTTCAGGCGAGCTCGAGATTGCACTTTACGGCTATTTGGCTATCGGTGTTCTCAAGGGTGGCGCAGGCGTTCGTCGCTTCAACCTCGCTTAATCTAGCGAACCATTAGAACGGCGGCGGGGGCTTGCCCTTAGCCCTCGCCGCTCTTATGAAAGGATATAAAGATGTCACTATGCACAGTTGCCGAGCTAAAGGCAGCCCTTGGCGTTGGCTCTTTATATGCAGACGCAACCTTGCAAGAGGTCTGTGACGCTGCTGATAATGTCCTATTACCTTTCATATGGGCTAACACACAGTTCGCAATTGGGCACTCTAACGAGGGCACAGTAGGCACTCTCTACTTTGATGAGAACGTACAGAAGACTTACTACATAGGTCAGACAATTACTATTGCAGGCGGCGGGTCGCACTTCAACGGATCTAAGACAATTCTATCTGTAGGCGAGAAGTCAATCACTATTACTACAGACCACCTTACCGATACGCCTTACCATCCTTACAACCCTTACGCGACAGTAGCAGCATCTACCTACCTAGACCCTGCCGCCGTGCCTAGCATCCAACTAGCGGCTCTTATGATTGCTGAAAGCATCTGGCAGTCTCGACAGGCTAACTCAGGTAATGGCATGGCTCCAGACGGCTCTATGGGCTCTTTCTATGCCATGTCCTCACAGCTCATGTCACGCGTACGCGGTCTTATTGCGCCTTACTTAGATCCTAGAAGTATGGTCGGCTAATGACAGCGATAACTACTTTACGTTCTACTATTGCTGCTGCTCTAGTAGATAATACTCTTTATCAGGTCTTCTCTTTCCCACCTGCTAGCCCTATCCCTAACTCTGTAATCGTCACACCGGCAGACCCTTACATCGAGCCTAATAACAACCAATACGCGACTATCTCGCCAATGGCTAATTTCAAGATTTCTATCCTCGTTCCTTTATTGGACAACGAAGGAAACCTCAACGGTATCGAGCAGATGGCGGTTCAAGTAATCAACAAACTTGCCGCATCATCTATCTCGTTCAAAGTGGGAGCAGTTAGCGCACCTAGCGTTATCTCAGTCCCCTCAGGCGATTTACTGACTTGCGATATTGCTATCAGTACCCTAACGGAATGGAGCTAATCGATGGACGATTGGACAAAGGAGCAAGCAGCCTTCCTAGCGAAGATTGGTCAGCTCCCACCAGCAGCACCAGCACCAAAACCAACTACCAAGAAAGACGAGGAATAAGCCGTGGCAGTATTTCTAAACAATGGAGTAGTTCTTACTGTTAACTCGGTAGACCTCTCAGATCACGTTACAGCCGTGACAATCAACCGCACATTCGACGAGCTCGAAGTAACAGCGATGGGTGACTCAGGTCACAAGTTCGTAAAGGGACTTGAAGCATCATCTATTACTATCGACTTCCTTAACGACACAGCTACAGGTGAAGTCCTTCAGACACTTCAAGCAGCGTGGGGCACAAACGTTACAGTAACAGTTAAGCAGACTTCAGCTGCTACATCTGCAACCAACCCGCTCTACACAATGACAGCACTCGTTAACAACACTACAGACATCAACGGCGCAGTTGCAGACCTTTCAACACAGTCTGTAACATGGAACGTATCCGGCGCTATCGCAGTAACAACATCATAATCTAAATAAACAAAAGGGGCAAAGAATGGCAAAGCTAAAAGTAACAAGGGCAGACAACTCCGTGCAGGAGTTCGAGATTACTCCGCTCATCGAATACTCGTTCGAGCAGTTTGCCAAGAAGGGTTTCCACAAAGCCTTGATTGAGGATCAGAAACAGTCCGATGTCTATTGGCTTTGCTGGGAGGCTATCCGTCGCTCAGGGGAAACCGTCCCACCATTTGGTGAGAAGTTCCTTGAGACAATTAAAGGGGTAGAGGTCTTAGAGTCTGACCCTTTAGGCTAGATCGTAACTCCGTTACTTATACGGCGGCTCGTCTTTCGTATGAGTACGGGGTTGCGTTCGAGTCAATAGTGAACCTTAGCCCTATGGCGTTCAAGGCTCACATCCAAGTATTAAACGATCTAGCGAAGGAGCGAGAGAATGCCAGTAGAGGTAAAGGGCGCTCTCGCGGTTCGTAAAGCTCTCAAAGAGTTTGAACCTGACCTTGCTAAAGGGCTATCAAAAGAATTGGCAGCAATTCTTAAACCTATTGTCAAAACTGCTCGCGGCTATGTACCTTCTAATACAGACATGGTAAGCGGTTGGGTAAAGAACCAAGACGGTAACGGTCGCTGGTCTGGAGATAGAGGTTACGAGGCTTCTGTAGTAAAGTCTGGAATTACTTATAAAACTACACCTTCTAAGCCAAATCGTAATGGCTTTAGATCCTTGGTCACTATTTACAATAAGAGCGCAGCAGGAGCCATCTACGAAACCGCTGGGCGTAAGTCTGGAATGGTAGGCAACTTCTCGCCAAGAATCGGCGAAAGAGCAGATGGACAACTCAAGGGCAAGAATCCTAAAACTAGGGGACGTCTTATCTTTAGAGCTTATGAAGAAAACCAAGGAAAGGCACAGGCAGCCGTTCTTAAAGCCATTGACGGAGCCGCTAATAAGCTTAACCTAAGGAGTAGCGTATGAGTATCCTAATCAACCTCGCCACCGAGTTCACAGGCAAGAAGGCTTTCAAGGAAGCCGATAAGTCAATCTCAGGGCTAGAAAAGGGCGCCAAAAAACTAGGCAAGGCTCTAGGTTTAGCACTTTCTACAGCTGCTGTAGTTTCATACGGTAAGGCATCGGTAAAGGCTTTTCTCGATGACGAGAAGGCAGCAGCCAAGCTAACGACAGCCGTAAAGAATTTAGGTTTATCATTCGCGCAACCTGAGATAGATCAATATATCGCCAAGCTAGAACAAAGCTCTGCCGTCGCAGATGACGTATTGCGTCCAGCCTTTCAAGCTTTATTGACTACTACCGGCTCACTCGCTCAATCTCAAGAAATACTCGCCACCGCGCTAGAAGCTTCACGCGGCTCTGGCATTGAATTACAGACCGTAGCGCAGGACTTAGCGAACGCTTATGTCGGTAATACCAAGGGACTTAAGAAGTATAACCTCGGTCTAACTCAGGCAGAGTTGAAAACCCTTTCTTTCGCAGAGGTTCAAGCCAAGTTCAATAAACAATTCTCCGGCGCTAACGCTGCATATTTAGACTCTTACGCCGGTAAGGTTGAGGTACTCACTCTCGCAGCAGGTAACGCTCAAGAGGTTATCGGCAAGGGCTTAATCGACGCTCTAGTCCTAGCAGGTGGCAAAGACGCAGACGTTCAAGACGTAGCCGATGCTATGGCGTCACTTGCTACCAATACTGCTAACGCTATCCGTGGCGTAGGAGTTCTCGCCGGTAAGCTCGGCGCATTAGATAAAAACCTCACAGGTGGCTTTCTTGGTCAATTCCTTAAAACTAGCTATAACCTATCGGGCTTGAAGTTTCTTATAGATCAGGGCGCAGCCTCCCAGCCACGCGCTAAGTCTGGCAGAAACTTTACAGGCGGCGCTCAAGGCGGTAAGACCCTCTACGACGCAGACGCAGCAGCAGCTAAGAAACTTGCAGCAGCTCAAGCCAAGGCACAGGCAGCAGCGTTAAAGGCGCAGAAACAGAACACAGCAGAATTAAAGAAACAGGCGTTGACTAAAAAGCAAGCCGCTCTATTTGACTTGCAACAGATTGGGATTATCGCAGCTCTAAAGGGTAACCTCTCAGAAGAAGAGCGCGACAGACTTAAACTACAATTAGCAATACTTCAGGGCAATGACGTAGAAGCTACTGCGCTATCTCAGAAGATTGCCAACTCTATTGACTCAACAGGTAAGCTCGCTCTGAGCCTTCGTACTTTGCCTGATGCAAATAACCCTTTCAAGTCATGGGACGCATTCCTTGATTCAATTATCGCTAAGGCTCGTTTAGCAGCCTCTATCGGCGGCAACGGCTCAGCAGCTCGCGGTGAATCATTCGCAACACTCACCCCTACAGTCCAGAGCCTCGTCGCAGGTGGCGGAGGTAGCGCAGGGTCAACCTCAGCGGGCGATGTCTACATCACCGTGAACGGCTCAGTCCTATCGGAGCAGGATCTAGTCCTAGCAGTTCAGAACGGTCTTAACTATAACTCTCTCGCAGGTAAGAAGTCCGACATCGGACGCATAGCCGGAATGTTCGGATAATGGCACTACCAGCGCAGATAGCCGTCTCGTTCGACTTTTCAAGCGGGGCGACATTTGGTACAGGTTTCGTTATTGGCGATGCTAAGTATGGCGTCCTCGGAGTATCCCGCCTTGGTGAGTCCGACGTTATCCTGCCTACAATCGACCTAACACCCGACGTCTATCAGATTGCTATTCGCCGTGGTCGCTCTATCCAGCGTGATCAGTACGAGGCAGGTACGGCTACTGTACGCGTCCTAGACCCTCTATCGTACTTTAACCCTCAAAACACCTCATCGCCTTATTTTGGCTACCTAAGCCCTCTGCGTAAGGTTCGCATCTCTGCCACTACCGGCACGGCTGAGGAGTTTCTATTTTCAGGATATGTCACCGATTACAAATATACTTACCCTCAGGGGCAAGAGACAGGCTATGTCGATTTAGTCTGCACCGATGGCTTTCGCCTATTCCAGATGGCTAACATCCAGACCGTTACAGGGGCAACAGCGGGGCAAGATACTGGCACTCGTATCGGCAAGATATTAGATCAGGTGTCCTTTCCTAGCTCGATGCGTACCGTGGCTACAGGGCTTAACACCTGCGTAGTCGACCCGGGTACTGCTCGCACATCCCTTGAAGCCTTAAAGAACGCAGAGTTTAGCGAGACTGGCGCTTTCTATATGGACGGCTCAGGCACGGCTATATTCAAGAACCGTACCGAAGTCATGTCATCTCTTGCAGCTGATCCTATTGAGTTTGACCAGACAAGCGGCATCCCATATAAGAACCTTAAATACTCATTCGATGACAAGCTCATTATCAACCAAGCCACCTTCACCCGCGTAGGCGGTACGGCTCAGACAGTCAGCGATACCGATTCGGTTAATAAGTATTTTCCTCATGGCATCACTCAGGACAACCTAGTCGCAGAGACAGACGCTATCGTGGCTAATATCGCCAAGGAATACGTTGCCACTCGTAAGGAAACTACCATCCGTATCGACGAGATGGTAGTCGACCTGCTCGACCCTGCCGTGCCTACCGACACCATGATCGGTCTCGATTACTTCGACAACCTCAAGATTACTAACGTCCAGCCCGACGGCTCGACTATTGTAAAGACCCTCCAATGCCAAGGCATAGCGTGGGATATAACACCAAACAAAATGACGGCAACTATTACGACCCTTGAACCAATAGCGGAGGGCTTCATCGTTGGAAGCTCAACCTACGGTATAATTGGCGTATCTATGATGGGCTACTAGGAGACAAATAATGGCAGCAGGAGCAGGTTATATTGAGTTCACGACTGGTGACATTCTCACCGCGTCCGCGGCTAATGAGTACCTAGCCTCTCAGGTGGTTATGGTATTCGCGAGCGCTTCAGCTCGTACATCTGCCATCGCTTCGCCTCAAGAGGGCATGATGAGCTACCTCAAGGATACTAATTCCGTAGAGTATTACTCGGGCGCAGCTTGGGTAGCAGTTGGCGGATCATCTTCTTCATCCGGCTTAACCCTTATTACTAGCGCTTCTCTTACTGGCTCGGCTGTAAGTGTAAATAATTGCTTTTCTTCTACATACAATAATTACAAAATTGTAACCGCGGGAATGATTGGCTCTACTGGCGGCGATGATTTATTCTTTAATTTGCGAGCTTCAGGATCTGATTCGACTTCTAACTATAACCGTTTTATCTGGGGTTCTGCTAACTATGAAGCCTCAACAGGACAAAGCAACCTTAGAATTGGCTTAATTAATAGTACCCAAGCATTTTTAGAGACAACTGTTTCTAATCCTTTTGCATCTGCTCCAACCGCTTTTAATTTTGCTGCAAATAGAACCAGTAATTCGGCTTGGTTAGGTATTGGTTACCATTCTAACGCTACAAGTTACGACGGCTTTACCCTTGCACCAACTGGAGGAAGTTTTTCAGGTGGCACAGTTTATGTCTACGGTTACAACAAATAGGAGCTATTGTGAAAATTAACGAAATCTGGGCAGATACTGGCAAGGAAGTAACACGCGATGCGACGCCAGAAGAAGTAGAAGCGCTAGAAGCCATATATGCAGCCAAGGCAGAGGAAGCGACTAACGCAGCACTCCGCGCAGAGCAAAAGGCTGGACTTCTTGCACGTTTAGGAATCACAGCGGAGGAAGCTGAACTCCTTCTCTCATGAAACCTATTCTCTGTAAAGCTGGACAACAGCTAAGGGAGCAATTCGATGACACGTTCCCGGATAGAGATCGCCGTTCCGATGGATGGGTTGGCGATACACGCCATTCAGCGCGTCCTAGCGACCATAATCCTGATAAGGCATCGGGGATGGTTCGCGCAATCGATGTCGATAGAGATGTCTCTGGTCATGCCAAGCCCGACCTCATGCCCGATATTGCTGATCAGATTCGACTCGCTGCCAAGGCAGGAGATAAGCGCATCTCCTATGTCATCTTCAATGGAAAGATTGCCAGCGCTAAGAAGGCTTGGCGTTGGCGTCCTTACGATGGCATTAATAAGCACGATCATCATTGCCATATCAGCTTCACTACAAAGGGCGATACAGATGGTTCATTCTTTAATATCCCGCTACTAGGAGGCAAGTAAATGGAAGCAGCTATCATCGCAGGTCTAGGCATTATTGCTCTTCCTGCTATCCGTGCAGCTATCAAGTCATACCGCGCTAAGAAGGCTATCGCCGATGTAGCAGTAGACGCTATTGAGGCGGCAGTCGATGCCATCGATAAGAAGTGAGTCCACAGGATTGGGCTGCGATTGTAGCCATCTGCGCGACGGTTCTAACTGGAACGGCTGCTCTCTTACGATTTGTCATCTTGCACTATCTCGCGGAACTCAAGCCGAATAGCGGTTCCTCAATGAACGACCGTCTAGTGCGTGTCGAAGCTATGTTGGAGTTACTACTTAAGGGAAAATAAATCTATGGCACGCAAGAAGGCAATCGACTTAGATACCTACAACGAGCTAGACGCTTGGGCTATATCTCTGCAGGAGATGTACCGCGCCCTACGCAGAGCCGGGTTATCCGTAGATATTGCCCTTGCCATCATAGTAGAGCCTTCGGCTTATCCTGATTGGATACTGCCTAAGCTCCCTGACAAGATCGACCCGCTGCCATACGAGGACGATGACGAGGACTAATGAAGAAGATCGTAATCCTGTCAGACTTACAGGTACCTTTCGAGGATGTCCATGTAGTCCAGAACGTAGCACGATTCTTAAAGACATTTAAGCCAGACCAGACAGTCACCATCGGCGATGAGATTGACTTTCAGACCATTAGCAAGTGGAGCGAGGGAACACCTTTAGCCTACGAGCAGAGCCTTAGTGATGACCGCGACCGATGCGTAGACCTTCTCTGGGAGCTAGGCGTCACCGACTGCATCCGCTCGAATCATACGGATCGTCTCTATCACACCATCATGAAGAAAGTACCGTCCTTCCTATCCTTGCCAGAGCTACGCTTTGAGAAGTTTATGAAGTTTGACGAGCTGGGTATTACCTTTCATAAGAACCCGCTGACCCTTGCGCCCAACTGGATTGCCGTCCACGGTGACCATACCCCTATCAAACCTCAAGGGGGTCTATCAGCCCTTGAAGCAGCCCGTAGACACGGCAAGAACATCATCTCAGGACATACTCACAGGGCAGGTCGTAGTAGCTTCACAGAAGCCTCTGGAGGGCGTTTAGGGCGTGTTTTGCATGGGGTTGAGGTTGGTAACCTAATGGACTTCAAACAGGCTTCATACACCAAGGGAACGGCTAACTGGCAACAGGCGTTCGCCATCATGTACGTCAAGGGTAAGAACGTCCAAGTAGATCTCATCTACATCGAAAAGGATGGCACATTCACAGTCGAGGGTAAGGTCTATGGCAGAGCCCGCAATCGCTAGCCCTTACTTTGAGGACGAAGACCCTAGCCAAATCGTTATCAAACCGTTACCTAAATATACTAGGCATCGTCCAGCCCTAAGGTAAAGTTGCCCCTGTAGACGAAATACGTTCTACGGAAAGGGCATAATGACATTCGCAACATACGCAATCGTCATCATTAGCTGCACTCTATTGGGCTACATGATCGGCGTCTCCGATGGCAAGGTAGAAGGACGCATCGAAGCTTTCAAGGAAAACCGATGAACGCCGGTGACTACCTCAACGAAGCTAGAGCAATCATTCAAGACCGTGGTCTGGACTACGGACACCCGACGGATAACATGTCCAGAACCGCATCCTTATGGTCTGCATACCTCGAAGTGCCGCTACGTCCTGACCAAGTGGCGATGTGTCTGGCGCTGGTCAAAGTCGCAAGGTCAATGGAAACAGGAAAAGTCGATAATTACATCGACGGAGCAGCATACTTTGCTATATCAGGACAACTAAGACTAGAGGAGAATGATCTATATGTTTAAGTGGGATGAATTAGAAGCGCTCAAAGAGGCAGCACTAGCCCGTGACGCTTTCCAAGAGGTACAGGTCTATCAGATTGAGCAGCTTCTACGCGAGCTCAAGAGTCTCAGCTGGCGAGTAAAGGAGATGAGCGAACGTGTTCAATCTTAACGACTACGAGACGGTAGCCCAGAGGGTCATACGTTTTCAGAAAGCTTATCCAACGGGTCGCATAGTAACCCGTATCACATTCCATGATCCTCTAAAGGGTGAGGTCACAGCAGAGGCAGCAGTCTATAGAAACCAAGAGGACACACTCCCAGCAGGAGTAGACTCAGCGTTTGGTATTGCTTCAACTTATCCTAAGAATATGGCTAAGTTCTACGTCGAAGATACTTTGACAAGTGCAACGGGTAGAGCCCTGAGCCTAGTTCTCGAAGTTACTCATAAGCCTACCCGTGAGGATATGCAGAAGGTAGCGCAGCATGAGGAAACTAAAAGCCTAATCGAGCAGACCAAGGCAAAGATGGCTCAGACTGCTACCGAGTATGTTCCAGTAGCCAAGGAAGACGATCCATGGACTATCCGAGAAGCTGCACCGGCTACAACAGTAGATGAGGCAGTAGCAATTGTAAAGGACATCATCGGAGGGCAGACTGAAAAGGATGTACCTCGATGCTCAAAGTGTCATGACAATAAGCCTATGACATGGAAGACAGGCGTATCCGGTAAGACCAAGAAGCCTTGGGGTAACTTCTCTTGCTTTGCCTGTAAAGATGTAATCTGGTACGAGATAAGCCCATCCGGGGCGTGGCAGCCTCAGAAGAATAAGTGGTGAGTCATGGGATCTCTAGAGTTTATGAACCAAGATGGCGAGTGGGAGAAGTTTCCTACCGATGAGGAAATGCAGGTACTAGCCGAGCTTATGGCAGCGCCACCTCATCCGCCAGTCAGACAAGACATCACTACAGTCTGCCACCTATGTAACGAGCCCTTCCCTATGGAGGAGATCGTAGTCACAGGCGGTAACCCTGTAGCGGGCTACACTTGGTCATGTCCTAAGTGTCATGCTATAACTAGCACCGGGAAGGCGTAGATCAGACTATGCCATCTCAAGCGAGGAAACACCGAGGGCTACGTACAGAACGGGTCGTAGCTCAGTATCTGTCACAATGGTGGACAGGTGCAGCTGTTGGTCGCGGTAACGGTAAAGACATAGTGAATGTTCCCTATGATCTGGAAGTGAAGGCAAGAAGTACCTTCAACCCCGTTGAATGGGCACGACAAGGTCGTAAGCGCACGGAGAAGTCAGGCGAGCTATCGCTTGTAGTGTGCCGTATGAATGGACAGGGCGAGGATGCGGCGGAGTATCTAGCGTTCTTGAAGTTCAGCGACCTTGTCGAGCTACTTATCAAGGCAGGTTACGCTGATTTTCAAGCCGATACGATAAACTTAGAGCCTACATATTGCCGATGTGGTAATACGATCATGAAAGGCTCACCATGCCATATATGCGAGAAGCTCGATAATGCCAATCTATGAGTTCCAATGCCAGAATGACCAGTGCGAGTCTATGGCTATCTATGACCATAAGATCCCAATCACAGAACCGGCAGAGATGGACTGCGCCTTCTGTGGGGAACAGATGAAGAAGATTTACTCCGTACCTGCTGCCATATTTAAGGGTAACGGGTTCTACTCAACCGACAATAGATAGGGGCGTTATGCTCGTCTTTGATTTCTTCGCAGGTACAGGATCATCTACT